GTAAAAGTAGCTAATGCTAGAATATCAGAAGAAGACGATTACTACCTACGAATCGAGGGTCTAAATGATCAAGATGGTACAGGTTCATGGACAGAATGTGCAAAGCCGGGTATAGCTAAGTCTTTGACTAATATGCCGTTAGTTATACAGCGTACAGCTACAACTACATTTACTGTTAAACAGTTTACGTATCAGGATAGACGAGTTGGTGATGATAATACTAACCCATTACCTACATTTGTTGGTAAACGTATCAATAAAGTACTATTTTTCCGTAATAGATTAGCATTATTAGCAGGGGAAAACGTCATATTATCTAGACCGGGTACGTTAGGAACCCCTGATTTTTTTATAGAATCAGCTCTTACTGTCTCAGCTAGTGACCCTATTGACATATCTGCTGCATCTATGTTTCCATCTGATATATTCGATGGTATAGAAATCAATGCTGGACTGTTAGTATTTAGTACAAATCAACAGTTTTTACTATCTACAGACGATACTGTATTGAATCCAGATACAGCCAAGCTACGAAGTGTGTCTACATTTAACTATAATAAAGATATACCTCCTATATCGCTAGGTACTACCATATCTTACCTTGATAACTCTGGTAAATTTAGTCGATTGAATGAAATGGCTAACACATCTAGAGAAGGAGAGCCTGATGTTGTAGAAATTAGCAAGCTAGTACCTACATTACTACCAAAAGATTTAGATTTATTTACTAACTCACGAGAAAACTCTCTTATATTGATAGGAAAAACTAACTCTGACACAGTATTTGGTTATAAATATTTAGCTATAGGTGATAGAAGACAGCAACAAGCATGGTTTAAATGGAAACTTAACAATCCGTTACTGTATCATTTTATTATAAATGACGAATATTTCTTTTTAGATACAGATAACTTCTTACAAAGTATAAAACTTGTACAGGCTGACACTGATCCTACTATTACACAGGATGATATTCTTTATCAGATACATCTAGATAATCATACTACTGTAACTGGTGGCGTATACAATGCAAGTACAAACTTGACAACATTTACTAACCAATCAGATTGGATAGATCAAGTCACTTCACCTAATTATAGTCTAGCTATCATTGACTTAAATACTAACTCAACTCGATTAGCAAGGTATGCTTTACCTACTGTAATTAATGGGGATGACTTTACAGTTCCCGGAGACTGGTCTACAGGTTCGTTTACTATAGGTTATTTATACGAGTATCTAGTTAAGTTTCCTAGAATTTATCCTAAAAAGATCTCTGGAGAAAAATCTTTTGCCGATGTTAACTCATCACTTATTTTACACAGACTTAAACTACACTTTGGTAAGATAGGTCTTTATGAAACAACACTAACACGTGTAGGTAAATCTGATTATACAGAAGTTTATGAATCATCATTGCTAGATGAGTATGATGTGTCAGACGCACCTTACTTAGAAGAGTATATTAAAACTATACCTGTTTACGAAAAGAATAAAAACGTAGATATTACACTTAAATCAAGTCACCCAGCTCCAGCTACCCTAAGAGCAATGGCATGGGAGGGAGACTATTCACCATTATTTTACAAACGTGCCTAATTACATACACCCAATTACAATCGAGGCTGCCACAGAGGTAGCCTCCAACCTACGCTTAGAAGACTACAGAGAGGTCACAGAAGGCCACGGACTAGATCCGAGGGTGTTTCTACCTATGGTCGCTAAAGAAGGCTCTGCTGTGTATTTCACAGTCCCTGACGGCAAGACTGCCGGACTAGCCGGAGTAGGAGACGGTGGAGCTATTTGGATGTTATGCACTCCAGAGATTCATCGTTATCCCATCACATTTGCAAGAGAAGCCAAGCGGTATGTCGATAGCCGTGAAGAGCCTCTATTGTGGAACATAGTAGACTGTAGAAATACAGTACATTTAAAACTGTTAAAGTTTTTAGGTTTTAAGTTCTTACGTAAAGTTAAGAATGGACCATATCAATTAGATTTTATAGAATTTTGCCGTGTGCGTAGATGCTAATGCAGCAGCTAGAAATGCTGCCAGACAAAGATGGATGGAGAAGGATGCTAAGTATCGTTCAGAATCCCTAAAATTTTGGAACAGAGAAACGTCTGCTGTTCGTGGTATGCAACGTGCTGCCACAGGTTATAGCCGAGCTATTAGTAATGACTATCAACGAGCCTTGTATGTACAGGGTCAAGCTAGAAAAGCTTACCAAGCAGGCTTTATAAAATATCAACAAACAAAAGGCTCAGTTAACGAAGGTGGTCGAGATAGAAGATCCACAAAGAAAGGTTTAGTTGCCCTAACAAGAGCAAGAGGACAACTAGATAATGCTGTACAAAAAGAGTTTGGAGTACAGATGCAAAGACGCTACAGAACTAGACTACTAAAGAAACAAAGTGTGCAAGCACAAACAAGACAATCACTTGGTATACGACCAGAGTATGGTGCTCCAGTATTAATGCCTCCATCTGATAGATTAAGCGGTGCATTAGATATAGCAAGTACTATCGTAGGTCTTGTAAGCGGAGTTGGTGATATAAGTAAAATGTTTAGTAAAAGTGCGGGCGAAGGTTTAAAAGGTTTAGACAGTTTAAAAAGTATAGGTATGGGTTCAGATCTTCTTGAATCTGCCATTGAAGCACCGGTTACGATTGGTGGTGGTATACTAGGAGCAGATCCGTTTGCAGACTATATGACAGGAGAATTTAGCTCATGACACAATCTTATTTTGAATATCTAGGGAGACAGGAAGCTGCTCCCTTTACTAACGAAAAGTTAGATTATGAACAAACAGAACCTGATCTAACTAAAAAAGTCAACGAACAGATTGACAGAAACATCAAAGATAGAGAAAAGTTTTTTGCGGCTCAGATTGCTGATTATAATGCTACAGCCGGTAGAACTTCTAAAAATTTAAAAAATCTTTTAGGTCTTACTAGAACTGGTAAAGCTTATTTAGATAAACGTCAGGAGTATGCAGAAGATAGAAAAGCTTTTGAAGAATTACAAAAAATATATAACGACCCCATGAAACGTGGGCAGTATGCTATTATTGAAAAGAATCTTCAAGAAGTAGAAGGTGATCTAAAGAATGATGAAAATGTAGAAATAGCAACTATCGAAACAACCGGTGCAGATACAACAGGTCAAATTGTATCAGGTACACAACTACTTGATTTTAAAAAATCTATAACATCTGAAGAGTTTTTAAATGGTAGGCATGCTGCAAAAAGTATGCAAAACTACTGGTCTAAATACTTAGAAATAGCTAGAGGTAGTTTACTATATAATAATAAGTTATATGAAGACTTAACATTTTCAGAGAAGCAAGAGTGGATGAAAGTTGCAGGGGCTAACTTTGTAGCTATGTTTGCTAAGTCTAATCCTCGGATGACTGAGCATCAAGTTATTACACACTTTATGCCTAACTTTGATAAAACTTCTAGGTCGTGGGATAGCCAGTCATTTGATATAGAAAACAATGCTGTGGACGAGGTACGTTCTAACACAGCTACTCAAAACTATATTAATGGTATCAAAGTAGCAGCTGAAGCATGGAACAATCCTAACGTTGAAAATGCTACAATTAGTAGTGTTTATTCTCAGTCTGGTTTTATACAGAATAAAATAGAAATACTGACAGCAAAAGGTGACCCTAACCCTGCTAAAACAGCTAATGCTATGTGGACTGATATGATTATTAAAAACATAGATCAGTTCGACGAACAGGATATAGAATATATATTGTATCATGATATGTTTGAAGCCAAGCAACATAAAGGTACTGGTAAATTATCTAGTTATGCTGAGATACAACCGGCTAATGCTAATAAAATAGCAAATGCTTTTATTGATCAAAACAAAAAAGATAATAGAGCTTCAGAAATAAAGAGACGTGATGATATAATATTAAAGCTTGAGAATGGTCAAGAAGTTCCACAAGATGTACTCACTACATTTAGTAATGAAGATATCAGAACTCAAGTGGAAGAAGCACTAGCAAAAGGTGAAGCAACCGAATTTAGTCGACCTGAGTTTAGTGTTAAGTCTGACTTATTTAGGCAACTATCTGATAATAGAGCTAAAGAGTTAGCTGCACTAAAAGGTGATCCCGGAAAATATGGTGATGCTACGTGGCGACTTACTACAACAGATAGCATTTACGATCAAGCAGGTGAGTATTTTAAAGATCAGTACGAACAAAGATTTGAACTGACTGGTAATAGAGCTGATGCATTAGAATATGCACAAAAGAAAACTATCGAAGCTATGAACAATGCTGAGTTTGATGATGTACTTAGTGAAATAGTTTCAGATACTCAGATTGCTAAATCCCTTAAGTTGCGTAAACTATATGAAACTGATAAGAAAGCTGCACTTAATTCTACTGTATTATTAGAAGGAGAAGAAGATCCTATACTTAATGCTGTAGATTATTTTAATGGTAAAGTTGATAGGCTAGATCATACGTGGACTTTGCTTGCTCAACTATATCCTAACAAAGGACCATTAAAATTAGCACACGATAGGTCAGTTACACTTGGAAGGTTAAAACCTATACCGGGGTTAATCTTTGATGCAGATGTTAAAGTGCTAGATAGCCCATTACTAAATCAAAATAATGATGCTACTAAAACTATTATAGCAGGGGAAAATGGTGTAACTAACAGTGAAAAGTATAATGAAATGTTAACCGCTTTAGAAACACCAAGTCAAGTAGAAAACGGTGGTATAAATGCCATCAAAGGTCCTGACGGAAACTATGTTACAGAGCTACCTTTAGGTAAACCTTTATCAGAACATACTATAGCAGAAGTATTCGGTTTAGTACAAGCCGGCTATACTAATATAGGTCTATATGATATGACACCCGGGGCATTAAGACAGGTGTTTAATGACAATTTGACAATAGATTTTACAAAACCATTTGATGAAGTCGCACAATCTAAAATATTAATGGCTAGACTATATCATAAAGCTAATAATAAACACATATTTGGTAATGCTGATACATCATACAGAAGATTAATGACTTTTACGGAAGATCAGATTGAAAAATTTGAAGCATTAATTGATGAGATACCACCATTTCTTAAATTAAATACACTTTATGGACCCGCTGCTGTAGAGTATATTAACCAAAACGGATAATTATGGAAGAATTAAATGTAGAATATGATCCTACGGGATTTACTTCTACCGAAGAGTTAGAGAAACGGCTTGAAGAACAATCTATTCAACAAGATAAAATCAACGAAGCACAGGCACTAGCTGTTCAACAAGAAGAACAAAAAGAACAAGAACAAATAGATCCTAGACTGACCAATGATAAGTGGGGACTAAAAGCTTTCGCTAAAGAAGGGCAGTCTATTCTAACTGGTGGTATACAAGATACTATTTCTTCCAGTACTACATTTGCAGAGCGTACATTCGATGCTGTGACTGGTAGGATGCAAAAGGAGAAAGAGCAGCAAGGTTATTACAGACCAGACTGGGATCCATTTGTTGATGAAGATGACCCTATTATAACTAAAACATGGTGGGGTAAGCTTTTACGAGGTACAGTACATTTTGGTAGTATGGCTGCCGGTATAGTATTATCAGCAAAAGGATTAGCCGCAGCCGGTGTACCTTTATTAGGAGCGGCTTCAACCAAGATGTTAGGATTAGGAGCTATTACCAGAGCTATGGCTATTGGTGGTATTTCTGATTTAATATCTAAAGAATCTGATGGGCATAATGCTCTAGGAGCTTTAACTAAACAGTATGGTTGGATGGATACTCCACTAACTACTAAAGATACTGACCATCCTATGATGATGAAATTTAAAAACATCGTCGAAGGTATGGGAATAGGTCTGATATTTGATGGAGCAGCACAACTAATAGGTGGCGGTAGCAGTGCAGTTAAAAGACAGATAATACAGCGCAATGCTAGTATAGAAAATCAAACAACTACAGCTGCACTTGCACAGATACGTAAGGGAGATGCTCAGTTCCGTGCTGAAAAGAACGCACCTATAGCTCAGAGACATCAGGGTGCTCATACATCTGAAGTTGATGTAGGTCAAGCAAGAGATCAGCTTAAGCGTACACGTACTGACTGGGGATCTGAAGATGGATCTACAGGTGGTGTTACTACTAACGTTGAACGTGAACGTATAGCGAGAGAAGGTGGTACAACTGACGAGGTAGTCGAACGTACACTACGAGGTCTCATGAGCGATGAGAAGTTTAAAAAAGAAATGGAGTTTGTAAAAGGTGACAGAAAAGCCTTAGCAGACGTTTGGCGTGATGCAATAGAATCTTATATGAAGATTACTGACGGTAGAGAGGTAGTAGATATGTCCCCAGAGGAGTATTTATCTGATCTATTTGAAAAGCAGAAAGCTAGTATACCACTAGGCGATGAAACATTTGAAACATGGTCTGCTGAAACAGTAGTTACAGCTGACTTAGTAGTAGGATCTTTGCTTAAAAAGCTAAGAGATACAGGCATAGCCGGTAGAGAACTAGCAGAATACGTGTCATTGGATGATATTGACGGACCCGCAAAGCAGATTATAGATACTATGTTAACTGCTTTGACACAAACTAAGAAATCTAGGTTTGTAGCATCTGATTATTTTAGATCATTTGGTGCAGGCAAAACTAGAGCACAAGTAAATGATGCAGTAAATCAGGCAGTAGCATCAGATATGCAAGATGTTAAAGATTCTATATTTTCTATTCTTAAAATAGCTAAAGATGATGCAGATGATAACTTACTAAATGCGTTGTTTGAAGCATTTTCTATGATGAAAAATGTAAATAATCTAGATGATTTTGATAACTGGGCAAGAACTATCCTAAAAGGTGGTCAAATAGCAGGCGAAGGACCAGAACGTACTGGTGCTTTGATACGTAGTTTACAGGAAATGATAAGTCACAGTGTATTAAGTGGACCTAAAACACCACTTCGAGCACTTATAGGTACAGGTAGTGCAACATTCTTACGTCCTATATCTACATTTCTTGGAGCTACTATGCGGTTTCCTTTTACTGGAGACGCAGCTACAGTTCGATCTAGCTTGGCATCTATAAATGGCATGGTAGAAGCAATACCAGAAGCATTTGATTTATTTTTTACTAAGTTAAATGGTTACTGGAGCGGCGATATATCTACAATTAAAACTAGATTTATCGAATTTACTAAAGGTGATGCTAACTGGGAAGTTATGCGTAGATGGGCAGAGGATAGCGGAAGAGCAACTAGAGAAGATCGTGCTATCTTTGCCATGACTAACATGATACGTGGTATTAATAACAATAATCTTTTTACTTACTCTACTAAAATAATGGCCGCAACTGACGATGCCTTTACATTTTTATTAGGTAGAGCTAAGATGAGAGAAAAGGCTATGCGTCGTGTATTGGAGATAGAAGGTAGTGGTGTACAGTTACCACAAATTAATAGTGCTGTTATGAGAGCATATCAAGATGATTTTTATGCAGAAATATTTGATGCTAATGGTAATATTAAAGACGATGCAACTATGTTTGCAAAGAAGGAGGTAACACTTACACAAGATCTAACTGGATTTGCAAAAGGTCTTAATGATGTTATGACATCTAATCCTTTTGTTAGACCATTCTTTCTATTTGCTAGAACTGGTGTAAACGGACTCGCACTAACAGGTAAACATACACCCGGATTTAACTTTCTTGTTAAAGAGTTTAATGATATAGCTTTTGCTAATCCTAAAGATTTATCTAAACTTAAAAAATATGGTATTAACACTTTAGAAGAATTACAAAATGCTAAATCACTACAAACAGGTAGATTAGCAATAGGTTCTGCTGTAACCTTTATGGGTATTCAAGCATGGGCATCAGGTAGACTTACTGGTGATGGACCTACAGATAGACAAATGAGACAGGGTTGGATAGATGGTGGTTACTTACCCGGAACTATAGAACTCGGTGGTGTTAGAGTTAACTATGAAGACATTGAACCTTTTGGTCTAATACTTAGGACTATTGCTAACGTAGGTGATGCTAGTATACTTATGGGTGAAGAGTGGACAGAAAAAGAACTACAAAAGATCTCTCTTGTTGTAGCTCAAGCCGTCTCAGGTAAGTCTTACTTAGCCGGACTTCAACAACTTGTTGACTTAGTAGCCGGTCGCCCCGGTCAGGTAGAACGTATTGTAGCTAGTATTACAAACAACACTGTACCACTTGCAGCATTACGTAATGAAATAGGTAAATTAATTAACCCACATATGCGTGAAATTAATTCTGGTGTATTCCAGTCTTGGCAGAACCGTAACTTAGCTACTGAAATTTTACCCGGTATCGAAGGGTTGCCTATTAAGTATGATATGCTAAATGGTCAACCACTTAAAAAATATGACTTTATGACTCGTGCATTTAACATGATTAGTCCTATACAACTAAACATGGATCAAAGCGTCGGCAGACAGTTCTTATTTGACAGTGGTTATGATTTAAGAATCAGCACATTCTATGCACCTGACGGTACTAATTTAACTGATGATGCAGGTATAAGATCTCAGTTTCAACAAGCTATAGGTAAATATAATTTAGAAGCTCAACTAGAAAAACTAGCTCGAGACCCTAAAGCTATTGCCTCTATGAAACTTATGAGAGCTGATATACGTGCCGGTAAACGTGCAGAGTATAATGCTAGAGATTACTACCATAATATTATGATAGACAGAATGTTTAAAGAAGTTAGAAGACTAGCTTGGAATGACATTAAATATAGACAAGATATTATGGCTCTAATTAGTGAGCAAAAAGAGAAAAAATTACAACAAGAATATAAAAAATCAGAATCCAACAACCTTCTTACAATGTATAAGTAATGGCAACAACTTTCGTAGACTACACAGGAGACGGAAACGCTACGAAGTCGTTTTCCTTTCCTTCCATAAAAGAAGCAGATATTAAAGTGGATGTCGATGGTGTTACAAAAACATCAGGCAACCACTATAATATAACAAGCTATACAACAACCGGTGGTGGTAACGTAGTATTCACTTCTGGTAACATACCGGTTAGTCCGGCGTCTATACGTATTCGTAGAGACACAGATGTAGACACACCTAAAGCTACATTTACAGCAGGGTCATCAGTTAAAGCAGGCGATCTTAACAACAACATGACACAGATTCTGTATGCTGCACAAGAAGAACAGAATCAAACAATACAAACACAAGATCTTAAAGACGGTTCTATAACAAGTGCTAAAATACTTGATGGTACTATAGTTAATGCTGACGTTAATACTTCAGCAGCAATAGTCGGAACTAAAATTTCACCTGATTTTGGTTCTCAAAATATAGCAACAACTGGAACAGTTAATGGTGTATCAACAACAGAATTAGCAATATTAGATGGTGCTACT